CGCTATCGCAGTGGCTTTACAGCGTTCTCGCCGAAGCAGGCTTGCCGGTGATTTGTGTTGAGACGCGGCACATGCGGGCCGTGCTGAAGGCACAGATCAATAAGACAGACCGCAATGATGCGCGCGGCATGGCGCAGATGATGCGGGCGGGACTATATCGACCGGTACATGTGAAGACGTTACGAAGCCAGAAGCTTCGGGTACTGCTGACCCATCGCAAGCTGCTGCAGTCGAAGGCCATCGCCATCGAGAACGACCTGCGCGCCACCTTACGCAACTTCGGTCTCAAGGTCGGCATGATCGGGACGGTCAAGTTCGAGGCGCGCATCAGGGAGCTTGTCGAAAACCTGCCCGATTTGGCAGTGCTGGTCGAGCCACTGCTCATTGTCCGAACGGCAATTCGCGAGCAGCTCGGCGTCCTGCATCGCCGCTTGCTGGCCATCGTCGGGGACGATGACGTGTGCCGGCGCCTGATGACGATCCCCGGCGTTGGCCCTGTGGTCGCACTGGCCTTTCGTGTCACCGTCGATGTACCGGCCCGCTTCAGGAAGTCCAAGGCGGTCGGGGCGGTGTTTGGATTGACACCCGCCAAGTATCAGTCGGGCGAGAACGACCGAACCGGCGCAATATCGCGGTGCGGGGACGAGATGATGCGGATGATGCTGTACGAGGCGGCCCAAAGCATGCTGGTGCGTACGGTGAAGTGGTCCTGGCTCAAGGCTTGGGCGATGAAGATCGCCAGGCATCGCGGGATGAAGAAGGCGATCGTCGCGCTGGCGCGTCGGTTGGCCGTGATCATGCACCGCATGTGGGCCGACGGCACCGAGTTCCGATGGACCAGGGAAGCCGTAGCGGCTTGAGAACTGTGCAAGATCAAATGCGATAGGAGGAAATCAAGCTCCACCCAGCGGTGAAATGATGTCCCTCGCGGGACGATGGATGAGGTGAGTTCGTATGTCCGCTTGAGCCTGCCGTTACATTGACGGCAAGCTCGCCCAAGAGATTGTTCCACCTCATCTTCGAATCCCATGATGGAAGGGCCTTGGTGCCGAGTCCGAAGAGAAGCGCGAGCCCGTGAGCGACATCGACACTGGAGTTGGTGGATAGCCTGAAAGTGCTTGACCCAGACGGCCGATTAGAGAAGCGGACATTCGACCAATGCCCGCGTTTATGAGTTACCTAGAACAGAACAAGTCAGCAAAACAGGGCCGGGGGGACGGTCGGAAAATCTGGATGGTCAATGGTCGCGGCTCGCGCGAGCCCTCGACTCCCCCGGAATTACCCCGCGCTGAAACATGACGCCCTGGCCCGCCGATCAGATTGAACGACGCCCGCTCGCGGAGCTCGTGCCCTACGCCCGCAATGCGCGCACGCATTCGGACGATCAGATCGCGCAAATTGAAGCTTCAATCCGCGAATGGGGATGGACGATGCCGGTGCTGATCGACGAGAGCGGGTCGATCATCGCTGGGCATGGGAGGGTGCTCGCTGGGGCGAAGTTGGGGCTCAGTGACGTTCCGGTGGTTGTCGCTCGCGGCTGGACCCAAGCGCAGAAGCAGGCCTATCGCATCGCCGACAACAAGCTCTCGCTCAATGCGGGGTGGGACAAGCAGTTGCTTGCGCTCGAAGTGGCCGAGCTCGAGGCGATGAGCTTCGACATGCCGCTGATGGGGTTCTCGGAAAAAGAGCTCGCGCGCTTGCGCCCGGCTGGTGGCGATGCCGAGCCGCAGCTTGGCGAGCTGCAATACTCGGTCGTCGTGCGCTGCGGGAGCGAGGGCGAGCAGGCGCAATTGCTCGAGCGCTTCGAGCGCGAAGGGTTAAAATGCGAAGCGTTGATTTCGTAGTCGAGTGCCGCACAAGAACGCGACCGAGCGGAGAAACTATCACAAACGCTACATGCGATCCTATGCGATTGAAAAACGCGCACGCGGATTGTGCCGACAATACGGCTGCGCCAATCGCAGCGATCGAGAATACTGTGAGCAGCACCGTGCGCGTCAGCTCGAATTGAACAGTCGAGCGCGTGCAGAGTGCTATGCCGGCTACGGCGGCAAGTGCGAATGCTGCGGCGACTCAAATCCGATGTTCTTGACGCTCGATCATCGCAACGATGATGGCGCCAAGATGCGAGCGGCGGGTGAATATGCCACCACGCTTTATCGAAAACTGAAACGCCTTGGTTTTCCAAAAACGTTTCGGCTGTTGTGCTTCAACTGCAATTGCGGTCGATATCGCAACGGCGGATGCTGTCCGCATGAGGGGCAATTCCAATGCGCATCGATCACGTAGTCGAAACCGCGTTAGAACGAACGCCGCGTGCCAAACAACTGGAAGGCATGTTCGACGTGCCGGCTCGCGAGAAGCTTACCCATCACTGGCACGCCGAAATTCCGATCGAGGATCGACCATGGCAGATTGGCTTGATCGTCGGCGCATCCGGGGCGGGCAAATCGACGATACTGCGACGAATGTTTGGTCAACCGATATCGTTTGAATGGCGCGCAGGCTCTGTGGTTGGCGATTTCAGCCGCCACTATTCAATTCAGGAGATCGCCGACATCTGCTCGGCGGTCGGATTTAATACAATTCCAAGCTGGCTCAAGCCTTACCACGTGCTCTCGACCGGCGAGCGCTTTCGGGTCGAGCTCGCGCGGGCGCTACTCGAGGGCGGCGATCTGATCGCGATCGACGAGTTCACGTCGGTGGTCGATCGCCAGGTGGCTCAGATCGGCTCGCATGCGGTGCAGCGCTACGTGCGCAAGCACCCTGGCAAGCAGCTCGTCGCGGCGACGGCCACTACGACGTGATCAACTGGCTGCAGCCTGACTGGATGCTCGAGCCCGCGACCATGACGTTCCAATGGAGGTCGGTTCAACGACGACCGGCGCTCGCTGTCGAGATCGCGCGCGTTGATCACTCGGCGTGGCAGCTTTTCGCTCCGTTCCACCATCTGAGCAACGAGCTTCACAAGGCGGCGAATTGCTTCGTGCTGTTCGTCGAAGGAAGGCCCGCGAGCTTTGCCGGAATTCTGCATCGGCCGCATCCGCGCGTTGAGAACGTCAAAGGCGTTTCACGCGTGGTGACGCTGCCGGATTATCAGGGCCTCGGGCTGGCGTTCGTGCTCTTGGATGCGTTGGGTGCGGCATATCGTGCCCTCGGTTTCCGCTTTCATCATTACCCAGCGCATCCTGCTTTTGTGCGCGCCGTCGATCGCTCGCCCCGTTGGGCCTTGCGCAAGAAGCCGGGGAAGTTCTCGCCCGCCCTCGGCTACAACTCGGCGATCAGAGCGGCGATGACCAAGAAAAACCGCGAGGGCGTTCTCCGCGGCGGCTTCGGCGGGCGTCCTTGCGCTGTTCTCGAGTATGTCGGGCCGGCGATGACGTCGATCGCGGAGGCGTGCGCTTTGATCGAGAGCTCAGCCCGCTCGAGCGGCAAGGCGGTCGGGGACGTCGAACAGATGGGTTCGGCCTACGAGCGCGAACGGTCGAGCGAAGCGATGCGCGTCCTCGAGAACAAACCCAAACGGACCCTCGAAAAGTCTGTCGCGGGAATTGGTAACGACATCGATGAGCGTGACGCTGCCGATAACGGCGCCGAGCGGCAGATCGCGCGGGATGCTCAGACCGTAGCGCCGTTCAATGGCTTCGATCTTCGTGTCATGCCAGCGCGAGGCCGCGTGAATTAGCAGCGGGCCGCGATAGGGCGTCTCCCAGAACCGATTCTCGACGCGCTTGATCCCGGTGACGATCAGATGCGCCCACGGCTGGCGAACGGACAGCGCTTTCATGGCGCGTTCTTAACACACTGGTGAGGTGAGTACATGGCTGCAGGACCACGCGGGCCGCGCCCCATCCCCACGCATCTCAAACTTTTGCGCGGAAATCCAGGGCGGCAAAAGCTCAACGAGAACGAGCCGCAGCCTGAGATCCCGCCAAACATTCCCGCGCCGCCCGCGTTTCTCAACGGCTACGCGCTCGAGGAATGGCATCGCGTCGAGCGCGAGCTCTATGCGCTCAAACTTCTGACGAACGTCGATATCAATCCGCTCGCTGCCTATTGCGTCGCCTATCAGCGCTGGCGCGACGCGGAAGAGATGTTGCACGACATGGCGAAGCGCGATGGCGTCACTCGCGCTCTGCTGATCAAGGGCACGAAAGGCGTCGCGGTACGCAACCCGCTGGTCGCCGTCGCCCGACAAGCCGCGCTCGACATGGTGAGATATGCCTCTGAATTCGGACTTACCCCCGCCGCCCGCTCCCGCATCGCCGCGGGACCGTTCGGCGAGACGCCAGTCAGCAAGTTCGACGGACTCCTCGCCTAAGCGAACCGCTCACGGCAAGCAGCGGGCGAAGGACGTCATCGACTTCATCGAGCAACTGACGATCCCGAGCGGCAAGGGTCAGGGAAAACCGTTCAAGCTGCGCAAATGGCAGAAACAATTCATTCGCGACATCTACGAGCCACACGTCAAGGGCAAGCGCGTGGTGCGGCGCGCGATCCTTTCGATGGCGCGCAAGAACGGCAAGACCGCGCTCATCGCCGCGATCGCGCTGGCGCATCTCATCGGTAGAGAGGCGGTCCTGCACGGCGAAATTTATAGCGCCGCCAACGATCGCGATCAGGCGGCGATCGTGTTCAAGTTCGCGCGTCAATTCGTCGAGCTCGAGCCCGATCTACGCAAGGAGATCGAAGTTATCCCCTCGACCAAGACGATGGTGGCGCGACGCACCGGCTCGATCTATCGCGCCATTTCCGCGGAAGCTGGCACCAAGCACGGCTATCTGCCGAGCGTCGTCATCTACGACGAGCTCGCCCAGGCGAAGAACCGCCAGCTCTACGACGTGCTCGATACCTCCTTCGGCGCGCATGACGAGCCGCTGTTCATCACCATCAGCACACAGTCGAACGACCCGGAGCATATTCTCTCGAAGCTGATCGACGACGGCCTGGCCGGCGTCGACCCGAGCATCCTGTGCCATCTCTACGCCGCCGACGAGGACTGCGATCTCGACGACGAGAAGCAGTGGCACAAGGCCAACCCCGCGCTCGGCGATTTCCGCAATTACGAGGACCTAGCGGCAGCGATCAGAAAATCTCAGCGCCTCCCGGCGGAAGAGCCAAAGGTTCGGAACTTGTTCTTGAACCAACGTGTCTCTCCGATCGCGACGTTGATCTCACGCGCGGAATGGATGGCATGCGTTGGCGAGGCGAAGTTCATCGAGGGCGAGGAAGTCTATCTCGCGCTCGATCTATCGAGCGTCAACGATCTCACCGCACTGGTCATGGGCTCAGCCGACGCGCCCGCGCGCGTCAAAGCATTTTTCTGGAAGCCGCGCGAGCGCCTGGTCGAGCATTCGCATCGCGACTTTGGCGCGGGCAGTCAGCGCTATCCGCAATGGGTGCATAACGGTTATCTCCGCGCCAGCCCCGGCCGAAGCATCGACCCGACGGTGGTCGCCGAGTGCATCGCCGAACTTAACCAGAGCTACAGAATTCGCGGGCTCGCCTACGATCGCTGGCGCGCCGACGATCTGTTGCGCGAGTTCGATCGCATCGGCCTGCAGGCCTACAAGGACGGCGACAAAGGTTCGGGCTTGCGGCTCGTCCCCTGGGGCCAGGGCTTCCGCGACATGGGGCCGGCGATCGACGCGCTCGAGCTCGCGATCGACGAGCGTCAGCTCATTCATCCCAACAACCCCGTCCTCAATTGGAACATGGCATGCGCAGTCGCGACAATGGACCCCGCAGGCAATCGAAAGCTCGACAAGGACAAGGCGACATTCCGCATCGACGGCGCGGTCGCGCTGGCAATGATGATGGGACTGCGCTCGCGCGATAGAGCGACAGAGCCCGAGATCGACGTCTCAGCGCTGATCGGGTGAGCGACCACAAGCCCAAGCCCAAGCCCAAGGAAAAAGGGCAGACAGCGCGCAACCGCACCCGCCTCGAGTTCGAGGGGCGACCGAAGATCGAGCAAGACCTGTTGCTCGAGCCAATTCCACGGTCCCGCCCCTGGCGAAGGGAGATAGGTCACCATGAACATGATGGCACGCATTGAGCGCGAAGCCGCGCCGCCACCGCTGCGGCGCGAGCTCAACATTCCGCCGGGCAATAGCTGCTTGCGCTGGATCACCGCGCAGGTGATCGCGCGAATTCGTCGCATCACGCCCGCCGAGATCGCCGCCGAATACTGGCCGCACGACAAGATCGTGCAGCAGATTTTCACGCGCGCGGCGACGACGCCGGCGATGACCGGCGTGGCGGGTTGGGCGGCAGAATTGGCGCAGTTGCGGGTCAATGACGCGCTCGCCGCACTCGGTGCCGCGTCCGCTGGCGCGCAAATGCTTAAGAGCGGTCTTGTGCTCGACATGGATGGCGTCGGTTCGATCAGCGCGCCTGGCTTCGTCGCGGCGGCTGGCAATGCCGGGTTTGTAGCCGAGGGTTTGCCGATCCCGGTGCGCCAGCTCGCCTCGGCGGCGGCACTTCTGCAGCCGCACAAGATCGGGGCGATCGGCGTGCTCACGCAGGAGATGGCGGATTCCTCCAACGCCGAGCGGCTGATCGGCGACGTCCTCGCGCGCTCGGCGGGCCTCGCGCTCGATGCTGCGCTGTTCGACTCCACCGCCGCCAGCACTACGCGCCCGGCCGGTCTGCGCAACGGTATCGCTGCGCAAACCGCGAGCTCGGCAACCGATCTCTTCGAGGCGTTCTTTGAGGATGTTGCCACGCTGCTGAACGCGGTCTCAGCGGTCGGCGGGAACGGCCCCTTTGCGATGATCGCCAGTCCTGGCCGCGCCGCGCAAATGCGGATGCGCTTCATTGGCGAAGATCCCGCCATTACCGTCTACGGCTCGACCGCCGCCGGCAACGATCTCATCGCGGTGGCGACGCCCGCGCTCGTCGCCGCGCTTTCGAGCGAGCCCGACGTGGAAACCGCGAACGCAGGCGAGCTGCACATGAGCGACACGCCGGGGCCGATCGTCAACGGCGCGGCGCCTGCAGCTCCCGCGCGCTCGCTCTGGCAGACGAACTCGATCGCCGTGAAGGTGCGATGGCCTGTGACCTGGGCGCTACGCGATAGCCGCGCGGTGGCGTGGGTCACGCCGACGTGGAAGTAAGGAGCGCTGCCGTGCCCGAAAAAGGATCATCGCAAGTCAAGACCGTCACCATCCCCGCCGGCCAGGCGGTGTCGAACGCGGCTGATCTCACCGGCGGCAGTCTGGCAATGATCATCGCGCCCAACGACTGGACCCCTGCGAACGTCAGCTTTCAGGTCTCGAGCGACAACAACTACTTTGCCGATCTTTTCGATGACGGCGGCGGGCAAGTGCTGCGTGCGATGGGCGCGAACCGCGCGGTGCTGATCCCGCCCGCGCTGACGCAAGCCGCGCTCTATCTCAAACTCAGATCGGGTCCGCGTGAAAATCCCGTCCTGCAAGACGCCGATCGCACGTTCACACTGGTGCTCGTTTGATGCGGGCTGAGCCAGACGCATACGTTGATGATCTGCCGGCGCTCGAGCCGATCGTCGCGCACGAGCTCACTGACGACGGCTGGCGCGGGCTCACCGGCCAGGGCGAGGTGCTGGAGGTTAAGCGACGCAACGGTGGCGCTAAGCCCGAGCCACCGCCCGAGCTCGTCGAGATGCACAACGGCAAGCGCATCGGCCGTCGCGCGCTTCCGCTCGAGACGCGTCCCGGCATGATCAAACAATATCTCGAGCACTTCGATCTCTCGCTTGCGCTCTACAAGAACAACAAGCTCTACCCGGCTCTACTCGAGATCGACCAGGCGCTCGAGATCGCCAACACGACGCGTGGCCGTTTCAATCGCTCGATGATCCTGCTTGCGATGGGACAATGGCGCAAAGGTTTTGAGCAATACGAGGCTCGCCTCGAGCTCTTGATGCCGCCGATGTGCGCCGAGCTCGAGCGCGCCGGCATTCGACGCTGGCGCGGCGAGGATGTGCGCGGCAAGTGGCTGCTGCTCGCGCACGATGCTGGTTTCGGCGACACGATCATGATGCTGCGCTTTGTGCGGCAGCTCCGCGCGCTCGGCGCCGACGTCAGTCTAGTCGTGCCGCCCGAGCTCGAGCGCCTGGCTGAGCAGGTCGCGCCGATCGCGCGCGATGTGCGCGATGCTGATTTCTTTTGCCCGGCGCTCTCGCTTCTACATCTCCTGCAGGTAACGCCCGAGAGCGCTCCCGCGCCGTCTTATCTCAAAGTCGATCCGGCGCTGTTTGCAAAATGGCGCAAGCAGCTCGTTCCCGGTCGGCGGCGCATCGGCATCGCCTGGTCGGTCAGTCAGTACGTTGACGGCGACTTTCCCCGCGCGATCCCGCTCGAGCAGCTCGTGCCTGCGCTTGGGCCGCATGTCGAGCTCTATAGCGTGCAGGCACAGCGCCCCGAGGAAGCCTGGGCGGGCATTCACACATTCGACTTTGAGGACTTCGCCGACTGTGCCGCGTTGATCTCACTGATGGACGAGATCGTCAGCGTGGACACCGCGGCGATCAATCTCGCCGGGGCGATCGGGCACCCACGCGCAAGCGTATTGCTCTCCCATTGGGCAAGCTGGCGCTGGCATCGAAACGCCTTCTATCCGTCGATCAAAGTCTGCCAGCAAACTTCGGCTGGCGATTGGGGTAGCGCGCTGGCGCAACTGTGAGAACCATAAGCCGCGCGCAAATTGGGCTCGTCCCAGTCCACTCATACGTCAATCCGTTTCTCAATGTAGACGAAACCGAAATCGTCGTCGGTCTGGTGAACAGCGTGGCAGCGCGCGTGATGATCGAGTTCGGATGCAACGTCGGCCGCACAGCGCGCAACGTGCTCGATAACGTCGCATCGATCGAACGTTACATCGGCGTTGACGTGCCATGGCAGCACAAGCCGACATTGGCACAGCAGCGCCACGAGGTGCCGTCCCTGCCAGGTCTGTGGTGTCGAGAAGACTCGCGCTTCGTGCTCGAGCTGCGCGAGAGAGGCTCGCTCGGCCTGCGGCCCGAAGACCTGATCCCGTGCGATGCGCTCTTCATCGATGGCGATCACAGCAAGCGCGCCGTTTTACATGACAGCGCACTCGCGCGCTCGCTCGTGAAGCCGGGCGGCGTGATCATGTGGCACGACTACGGCAATCCCGCTGTCGAAGTGACGCCGACGCTCGATCGATTGAGCGACTTCGGCTGGCCGATCGAGCACGTCGAGCACAGTTGGATCGCGTTTTGCCGGATTGACGTCTGAACAAAGCTTTCACTGCGAGAAATTTGGCCACGGCGATCGGCTGCAGCTACACGACCGTTTGCACCAAACTGTTTTGCATCGGTTATCGCCGCAAAAGATCAGACACGGGCGCGGATCGGAATGCGGCTATCGCTTCAGTAGCCAAGAGTTCGACGAGCTCGTCAAAGAGCTCGCGCTGAAAATCAAGAGAGGTGCTCGCCATGCCCATGAGCCCACGCAAGGATGAGGATAAGAGCGAGTTTATGGCGCGCTGCGTGCCTGAGATGATCGGCACAGGCAGCGACAAGCGCCCGCAAGAGCAAGCGGTCGCGATCTGTCTCGACATTTGGCGTAGCAAAGACAAGAGCGCGAAGCAAGTCGATCAGGATAACGTTCCCTATCCCGAGCCAGACGAGACGCACGAGGAATTCACCGATCGCTGCGTCGATGAGGTGATGAGCGACGACGACACGATTGACGAGGGCGATGCTGAAGACGCTTGCGAGCTCAATTGGGAGAATCGACGCGCGCCCGACGTCGTCCACAAAACTCATGCCGAGACCGTCCAGGGAATGGAATTTGTGCTGTCCGACGAGACGCCTGATCGCATCGGCGACATCATCATGGCGGACGGATGGGATCTTCAGAATTTTGTCAAGAATCCCATCGCGCTGTTCAATCACATCCCGTCTTTCATCGTTGGAAAATGGAAAGGCTTGCGGACGGACAATGGCGCGCTGCGCGGCTACCTCGAGCTCGCACCGGCGGGCACGTCCGGGCGCATCGATGAGATCCGCAAGCTGGTCGAAGCCGGCATCTTGCGCGCCGTCTCGGTCGGCTTTCGTCCGCTCGAGCACGAACCGCTCGACGCCAAAGACCCGTGGAGCGGTAGCCGTTTTCTCAAGCAAGAGCTTGTCGAGACTTCGCTGGTGAGCGTGCCGGCAAATCCCAACGCGCTCGCGGTCGCCAAGTCTCTCAACATTTCTCCTGCGACCATCGATCTCGTCTTCGCCGAGCATGGCAAAAGAGACGGGATCAGGCGGCGCGGGTTCACCGGCGGGCATGCCAAAACTTCGCGTAACGGAAAGGATAGAGCTATGACGCTCGCTCAACGCATCTCCGACATTCAAGTGCAAATTGTCTCGACGACAGACGCGCTGAATGCCCACCTCGACGGTCAGGACGACACGAATGTCAGTGACGCTGATCTCGAGAAGACCCAGGACTTCAACACCAAGATCGCTCAGCTCAGAAAGCAGCACGCCGCGCTGATCGAATCGGAGAAGCTCCTAGCCGGCACTGGCGACGCCAACAATGGTAACGGCCACAGCCGTGCCTTGATGACGACCACGGCCTTCACGCAAGAGGCCAAGGGCGGATCGACAGCGCCGGCGGCGCCGATCATCATCCCCAAGCGTACAAAGGACCTCGATCCGATCGAGTTGATCGTGCGTGCTGGTACGATCGCCTATCACGCCAAGGTCTCAAATCGCATGCCGGATCAGGTGCGCGAGAAGATTTATGGCGATGACGAGCCGACGCGCATCGTCAGCGACATCCTGCTGCGAGCGAGCACCGCGCCGGCCATGACCACGGTCGCTGGGTGGGCTCAGGAGCTCGTGCATCAGATCTACGCCGATCTCATGCCGCTGCTGATGCCGAATGCGGTCTTCACGCGACTGTCGGCTAAGGGCCTGACGCTGAGTTTCGGCACCGCGGGCAAGATCGTGATGCCGACGCGCTCGAGGACGCCAACACTCGCTGGCTCATTCGTCGGCGAAGGCGCGGCAATCCCCGTTCGCCTCGGCGCGTTCACGTCGCAAACGCTCACGCCCAAGAAGATGGCCTGCATAACTACCTGGACCAGGGAAATGCAGGACCATTCGACGCCTGCGATCGAAGGCGTCTTACGCGAAGCGGTGCAGCAAGACACAAGCGTGGCGATTGACACGGTGTTGATCGACTCCAATGCGGCGACCGCGATCCGGCCCGCCGGCTTGCTCAACGGCGTGTCGGCAACGACGGCGACCGCGGGCGGCGGTCTCGGCGCGGTGGTCGGCGACATCAAGGGGCTGGTCGGCGCTTTGACGACCGGCACGTTCGGTAACGTCCGCGCTCCGGTGTGGTTGATGAACCCGACCGACGCGCTCTCGGCATCGTTGGCGACCGCTGCGGACACCGGCATTTTCCCGTTCAAAGACGAGATCGGACGTGGGACGTTGAACAACATCCCGATCATCGACTCGGCGAACGTGCCGGCGAAGACGGTGATCCTGATCGACGCCGCTGACTTCGTTTCTGTCGGTGGAGATGCGCCAAGATTTGAAATCTCAGATCAGGCGACCATCCATGAAGAAGATACCAATCCGCTTCCGCTGGTGGGTCCGGGGTCGCCGGGAACGGTCGCTGCTCCGCAGCGTTCGCTCTTTCAGACCGACAGTTTGGCCTTGCGTCTCGTGCTCCCATTAAACTGGCTGCAACGACGCGCGGGCACTGTCGCGTGGACGCAAAACGTCACCTGGTAAGGGAGCGCGTGTGCCAACTCGTGTGCCAACTTCGATAATATCTTTCGTGTTGGCACACCGCCGTGTGCCAACACGGCAAACTTTGATCTCTCAACCAAGGAGCAATGCCATGGCAGACGATCCTGCAACTGAAGCTGCCAAGAAACGCTTGGCCGAAGAGCGTGAGCTTCAAGAGAAGTCGCGCGCCGAATACGCCGAGCGCCAGAAAGGCAAGCCGACGCCGACGCAAGAGGAGAATGATATCGCGGCGCTCGGCGGCCATGTCCTCGAGCATGAGGACGACGGGAGCGGGCCCGAGCCCGGCGTCCAAACTCGTCAGTCCGAGGCGAAGAGACCGAGCGGTGGCGGTTATCAAACCCGCACCCATCGCCCGACACCAGCGTCGTCGAATTAATGGGCGCTCTCGCTCTCATCTCGAAGATTGTAGGGCCCTTGGTGGCGCGAGCCACCGAGGGCGCCTATCGGCCCGGCCCGTATCATTTGCCGATCACCGGCGGCTGGTTGCCTGACGGCGTTCCGATTAACTGGTGGCAGTGCGGAATCGTGCCGATACCGACGAGCGCGCGCTCGGCAATGGTCGAGGCCTGCATCTCAGCTTACAGCCAAACCGTGGCGATGTGCCCTGGCGCGCACTGGCGTCGCAATGACAAGGGGGGACGCGATCGCGTCACGACGTCGGCGCTGTCGCGCATTCTGCGTCAGCCCAACGACTATCAATCGATTTCCGATTTTATGCTCAACGCGACGCGCTGGCTCTACCTGCAGGGCAACGCATTCGCGGTCGCGCTTCGCAACAATCGTTTCGAGATCGACGAGCTCCATCTCATGGATTCGATGCGGTGCAAGCCGTATCTCGCCGAGACCGGCGATATTTTCTATCAGCTCGGCGGCAACAACGTCATCGAGAAGCGTCTCGGCGGCGAGCCGTTGTTCGTGCCGGCGCGCGACGTGCTGCACATTCGCCTGCACGTAAAGCGCTACATTCCCTATCCACTACTCGGCGAGACGCCGCTCGCGGCTGCGCTCGACGACGTCGGCGTCAGCGGTGAGATCACCAAGCAGCAGCTCGACTTCTATCGCAACCAGGCGCGCCCCTCGGCTGTGCTCTCGACCGATCTCGTGTTGAAAAAAGAGCAAGTCGATGAACTGCGCGATCGCTGGAACGAGCAGGCGAAAGGCTTGCACCAGGGCGGTACGCCGATCCTGACTGCGGGGCTCAAAGTGCAGCCTTGGACGATGCCGCCCAAGGACGCGATGATCGCCGACATCATGAAGTTTTCCGACGAGCGCATCGCGCTGGCGTTTCGCATCCCGCTGCAGGTGCTCGGCATTAGCGGGCACGCGCCGCATTCCTCGACCGAGCTCATGATGCAAAGCTGGATCGCGACGGGTCTTGGCTTTGCTCTCAACCACATCGAGGAATCGTTTGGCGTTCTGTTCCAGCTTCGCGGTCAGCCCGATGAATACGTCGAGTTCGACACCGCGGCGCTACTGCGCTCGGCATTTAAGGATCGCATCTCCGCACTACGTGATGGCGTTCTCGGCGGAATTTACGCACCGAATGAAGCGCGTGAGCTCGAGAATCTCGAGGCCAAGCCATACGGTGATGAGCCGCGCGTTCAACAACAGGTAGTCCCATTGAGCGCAGCGGCGGGAATCCCCAAGCCAAGCACGACCGGCCCGCACCCGCCGCCGGCGCCGGGGCCAGGCGCGCCGCCGCCCGCGCCGCCAGCTCCCGCCAAAGACTATGCCGCTCATGTTCAATGGCATGCCCGTGAGTTACTCAGAGCAGCCGACGAATACGATCGACGAAGCGTTGCCTGACATATTGCGCGATGCTCTCGGCCAAATCCTGGCCGAGGAACGGCGGCAATGGCGTCGAGAGCGCGAGCTTATGGAGGCGCAGGCGAACGCCGTCATCGAGCGCATGCGCGCCGAT